GTTTTCTGTTTATCTAATTTACGCGGATTTCAATAAATGACATGTTTATTTATGCAATGGTGGTATTTGATGAAGCCGTGATAAGACAAACAGTACGATTATCAAGGAAATGAAAAGTGGCAGTACCTCCGGGCGTAATGGTTGCTTGGTCTCCTGCATCGCCAGTCAAATTGAATGCTCTTCCACCTCCAGTGATATCCACGATAACGTTATTAGCAGCAGCAGGGGCAACATACACAGTGATTTGTCGACCGATCATGTTGTAATAGTTTGGAGTAGAAGTCAAATTCAAAGTAAGCACTCCAGTAGCTAAATTACTGGCATAAAAAACATCCTTTCCTTGTGGTACGATAGATACATTACCTGCCCCAGAATAGTATTCATAGGTCTTTGGGACTTGACCTTGAAGTGGTTTTCCGTCCGCATCGGTTTCCAAGTGATGTTTTCGGCCAAGGCCAGTGTTTACAAAGTTCGTGGCAAGAGTACTAGTCATTGCGAGTATGTTATTTGGTGTGTTTAGAATTGAACGACCTTACACTTTTCTCGATTTTCTTTTGATCAGAGGGGTAGCTTTAGTAAGGTCAGAGCGTGTCCATCCTGGGGACAAGGACGGTGGTTCAAATCCACCCCCAGCTGGTCAATTTCAGTGGCGGTAGTTCATTCAGGTGTAGACCCCCTTGTGGAACGAGGGCGAAAGAGGTTCGAGTCCTCTCCGTCACAACAAGACAGTGCATCCGGGGGACGTTGGCATATCGTGGAGGTATGCCGCGAAGTGGGTTCAACTCCTACCACTGTCACTTGGTGATACCCTTGATAGCTCAATGGGAGAGCCCTGGTCTGAAGTTCCAGTTACCTCGGTTCGATTCCGAGTCGAGGGATCTTTCTATTTTTGGACATGGCGCAAGCCACTACCTGTTTACTAATATTTTAAATAGATAATTCTATACTAAACTTCCTAATAGTAAACAAGTAGTAGGCCGCGGAAATGAATCATCAAGGAATAGTAACCTGTAGAGGTATGCTATTAGAGAATACGGTATACAGAAGAGGAGAAAAATTAAGACCAGAACATCAGGAAATGTTGCTTTTTATTGCACGAAATACTCTGGATTATATTACAACCAATGGATGGTTGACCGTTAGTTCTGGCGGGCATGTAAACTTTGTCATGTTTTCAACGGAAGCACCAGCCTTTTTAAAATAAATTTACATGTTTTAAAATCATTTATCAATGGAAGGCCGCTGTGATACATGCTACGTAGTACTGGAAAATACAGACCCGAGATATGACGAGACAGGGGATTGTTTTAACTGTGGTTCAAGAGTAAAGTGTCACTATCAAGACTGTTGTATGTACACAGACCCATTTAGCCCAGTGTGCAGGGAATGTGATCAGAAACCTGGCTATAGTTACACGTGCACGAGATGGGTACACTAGTTGAATTTTTTTATTTTGTGACTTTGTGGACAAATGATTATAAACATACTTGGCTTCTTTACTATCCAAGGCTAAATAAATAAGATACTTGTAATCAGGAACTGTAAATTGGTGGTTTCGTAACCAGGCATAACTTTGAGAGCGAACTTCGGGTTTTCTTGATGAGGAATTGAAGTATTGATTGCATTTATCAAAGATCTCTTCAATTTTCTCGTAATGTTCTAGCGTACTACGGGTAGGCCATACAATGTTTTTACTAAGAAAATACCAGCCATACATAACGAGAGCTTCTTCTGAGATATTATAAAGGAGCACCAAGATAACCAGGTCAATTTTGGGAATATTATGTTTCTTTCCATTTTCATCGTATTTAAGGAACTTAGAAAAATACCACGCGAATGGATCAAATAGAACTTTGAGAGTGAAGGTATGGTATTCGTCTAGGATTTCCCAACCTCTATCTTCTCCGTAAATAACAGCCCGTGCTTGCCACCATCTTTCCAGTTGCTGTTTCCACCGTTTACCAGGTTCCACTTCATCTAGAACTCGGCAAATCGATTGGAATTTGTCTTTGCTAAAGCTTGCTGCCTTATTTGACCATTCAATTCTGTCTTTACTATGTAGCATACTCCAGATACAATTGATCTTATTTTCTTCGGACGTAGTAAACCTAGGCTCGCGATTACGTGCTTGTTGTAATCTCTCAGCAAAATAATTACGCGACTTGTAAGGAAGACTACCATTAAACTCATTAAGCACGTCCGTAGTGCCTTCAATAAGTCTAGTATTACTAACAAGGCCACAGGTGATACAAACAGTAGCGTCTCCTTCATCCGTTGGCACAAAATCATTTCCACTGCAGTTATCACAAACAAGAGTAGAAACGATAGAATCAAAGAACCGCTGAGCCTCTTGACGTTTGAGTTCTCTGGATGCTTTGGTGTGTTTTCCTCTTTTGTCATCTTTTTTACGAAGTCTTCTGGTTCTTGTAGTTGAGCGACGTAGTGCCATGATGGCATTTGTAAAATAATTCTAATAACAATTTATTGAATTAGAAACAATCCAAAACTAATTAGGAATAAACCAGTATATTGGCGGGAAGTAAATCTCTCTCCCATTATAAAACCAAAGCCAAATGTCGCCAGATTACTTATTGCATCCCAATTAGCATTAACCAATGTCAGAGAACCCTCCCGAAGAAATGCCAATAGTTCAGCAGCTAGCAGATTGTAAGCTAGAAAGGTAGGAATTCTGAATCCTTGTTTAGCAGAGACATCACCAAATATCTCTGTTACCGTAAGAACAATACCACTAAACAAGCTGTTGTTCATTCTATTAGCACGGAAGATTTAGAACGGCGTAGAATATGGGAGACTGACTTTTCGGGTAATGAGGTCGCGGATCTGTGGTCCGAGGAGCAAGCCACACGTCAATGCCAAAAGTGTTCTAGGCATTATTATTTAGGAGGCAAAACATTGTGTTATGTTTGTTACCATACCATTGCTGTCGAGTATACATGTCGTTTATGTGGTTTCAATTACGTTCACGAGGGTTTAGGGTTCTGGGGAACTCCCAAAATTTGTAGACGTTGTGCTCGTACTGAATAAACCTCATTATTTACATGACCAAGAAAAAGTTACACGGCGGGATATTGTCATGTGACCCGTCTTTTAAGGGTTGTGCCTTTGCTATTTACTCCCCGGCCTATACATTATTTGCAACAGAAAAATTTGATATTAGAGGCGATGTTAAAGCTTTCGACAAGCTACCCGCGTTGAGTATCATGGTTGCTGAGTTGATGTATGCGTTGCTTGCTTCCTTTGATCCGTTCATATGGAACTGTGATATTTTCGTGATAGAAGGTCAATTCACGACCGCTATGAAACGTCTACGAGATATGATATGTGCAGCAGTGACGACCATGTTCCGTGTAAAGGGAAGACAACCACCACAAGTAATTTCCGTTGCAGCAAATACGTGGCGAACTTACTACGATCTCGGAGCGGAGACTTATCGGAAGCGGAAGCAGCGGTCCGTTGATTATTTTTCCGAAAATCCGAAATTGATTGGATGGAGTGAGGATATAAAGGATGATGATAGAGCAGAGTGCATTCTTATCCTGAACTACCTGGTACAGACCAAGTCGCTCCGCTTCCACGAGCCTTACGATTCCGATATTAAGACAATGAGTTATCAAAACTGCGCAGAATGCGGCGAACAATGCACCATTAAAACCACCTCCCCAACCAACAAAACCAACCCAAACAAGCACTACTGGGCATGCACCAACACAGAATGCAACAAAGTCAAAAAGTCGATAGCTGATAATTTCGGTAAATCTGCTTTTATCTGTTTCTTCGGAGACGAACCAAAGAGTTTCTCTGGGAATAAACGAACTGCCGATACAGCCGAGATCAAGATCGCTCCCCCTGCCCCCAAGAAACACATGATGCAATCGCCTCAGAAGATGCCACAGATCTCTGACCACATGTTGCTCGCTGAATTGCAGGCTATAAGGGAAATCCTGGTTGACTTGAAAGAGTTCATTAAACCAGGTGTTACTGCATTGGTTACTAATACTAACGATATGGTGCAAAGACTTCCCATGCCAGCAGAACCCGAAGAGATGGAAGACCCTGGAGGTCTCTATTGTTATGATCCTTCTTTGATGCTTTCACAAAACAAATAAATTTATTGTGGTGTATTTTTAACAGCAGCCAATGGTTCTTCTGTAAAGATAGTAATGTAACCCGATAACATTCTCAGGTCTTTAGCGCACATGTCTTGGTTTTGTTCCATGAAGGTAAGCACTCGGTCAGCAAGTTCCAAGTTTTTTCTAGCATTACCCAGTAACTCTGGTATAGTTTCCAGTTGTTGTTCTTGGCTTGATCCGAAGAACGATGCTGCTCTCTCGGCTACGATTCTGAGTGGTGGTGATTTGTGCAATAACACGGTACGAAACAGTGGAGACAATGCAGACTCCTTCACTTTGGGCTGTTTAAGGATGTCAGTTATTTTGGTGATTTCTTCGAATTCGTATCCGTATTTGGGGAGGTTTGCATTTAACCACTCCACGAATCGGTCATAGTACTCCTCAAGGTCCATCATTTGCTGCTTTTTCTATAGTAATTAGAAAAGTTTTATTTTTTACTTCTAGCATTCTTTTGGGGTTTCTTTGCCCGTGGGTCAATATAATCGGGTTTAATAATCCCCCAGTCATCTAAATTAAGTAAGTGCTCGAACCCCAAATCAATGAGTTGTTGGCGACCTTCTGGGTCATCCCACATTTGCTTTGGTCCCATGACAAATGGTCTTTCCTGGTCTGGGTCTACGCATCCGAAACTGATACGCTTATCCAGAGGATTGTACCGATGAGCAATGTCAAAGAATACAACGTGGTATTTTTTGTTGATGTCTTCAGAGTCATACAAGTTATCGAACTCTGTATCAGTTAAATAATCGGCAAACTTTTCTCGGATGGTGTCTCTACCACGAGAATCGGGCAATGAAAATGTACATACCAAATCCGCGTTTTGAGTGGCACTGGGAGCAATACCTCTTACATCCTGCACGGCAACAAAAAGGGTAATATTCGAGTGTCTTCCATTGTAAAACAACTGGTTGAATTTTTTCCTGAATCGGAGACCTTCTGCCATACAATCGTCAATGATAATTAACATGTTAGTATTACCTACATCTTCTCCTCTGGATCTTCGCGCATTGAGGTCCATTTGATGATCGATGAGTTTTTCCAGGAGATCCTCGTCCAGGCCTTCGATGACCCTACCATAGGGAATGTACCCGAAATATTCCCCTGATGCTTTGGTCATCGTGAAAACTACTACTTCATTAAAGATATGTCTTGTACGTTGGCACAAGTTTTTAATCAGTTTACTCTTTCCACTTCTTCTAGGTCCGTACAATACCACTGTGTATCCCGGTCTGACCATATTGTAGGATGCCTGGTTGATCGTGAATGTTCTTTTGTTTTCTTTACCTGGTGATTGGTTGGGTCGTTTCTCTTGTTCTATGCGCTCTAGATATTCGGGGTCTTCTTCTTCCCCGTAGACTGGTTTAGCTTTAGCGTCTCCTTTGATGCGTGTTTTACGTACCTTTTGTTTGAGAGAACTGTCGTCTTGGTCAAGCTCTATTTCGTAAAGCGGAATGTGGCACTTGAGAAACTCTGCAATGGGTGGTGT